AATGGTGATATTAGAATTCGCTCCCTTGCGACAAAATATGAATCAGCAGTAGCATGGAACTTATTCATTGAAAAGGATGTTAATGTAGTTGTCGGCGGAAACTTATATGCATCCGTTGGCGGAGAAACCGATATTCAATGTGATAATAACATTAATTTAACTTCTGCTAAAGATATTAATATCGATGCAGTTGGTGATGTTAATATTAATGGATACAACGTAAAGATCGATTCTGATCACACTAATGGTCGAATAGATTTTAATTATGAGCCAATCCCACAAGAAGAATTAGACCTGACTACGTTTGAATACGGCGTTCCAGTATTCGCTTCTCCGGGCGGAGGTGGAACTCCTGGCGCAGCACCTGGCGGAGAATACGTTGGAGCAGCTACAACGTTAGCACTTTCTCTATCTAAAGATACCACTCCGACTCCAGCATATCAGTGTCGTAAAGAATTAGGATATGTGAGCGAACGATATGAATCAAATGGCAAGCCAGGTGCATTAGGTTGGGATAGTACTGGCGGAGCTTCATATGGAGCATATCAGATTGCAACGAAGACTGGTACTATGAAGAACTTCATGAAGTTTATTCAACTTCGTGGATACAACTACATGTACGAGAAACTAAATTCAGCAGGAACTCCTTACGCAGATTCACGTGCTGCTATGAATGACCTACCTTTCGCTAAGATGTGGGTCTGGTTAGCAGCTAATGATCCAGATTTCAAGAATGCTCAACATGCATTTATTCAGGCGACTCATTACGATATCTGTGCGGATAATCTTAAGAAAAGAACTGGTATTGATATTAACGGTGGAAAATATACTGCTGGCGTGCAAAATGCAATTTGGTCTATCGCTGTTCAACATGGTCCTGGCACATCATTAATCAATTGTCTAAAAGGATTGGATGGACAACCGGAAGAGAATTTGATCAATGCTTTGTATGATGAAAGAAGTGATGTTAATAAATGGTTTAAAAGAAGTACTGATGCGGTGAAGGCTGGAGTAGCTAAACGATTCGTTAGAGAAAGACGAGATTGTCTAAAAGCAGTTGAAAAGTTAGAGGGATTCGAATCTAACGCACCTTCTAAAGTAACGCAAGAGCCTCCACTACAACCAAAATCGGTAGAATCGGCACCAATCATATACGATACGAAGATGGTTAAACCGACTCCGACTCGACTATCTGAAGTGGATACCGAAATAGAAAAAGCTAAAGCAGAACTTCCTGATAAGATTGAAGAAGCTAAATCTGAACTCGCTAAAAATGATAAGGTTCCTGCTGATGTGAAGAAAATGTTCTCTGGAGGATTAGATGATTTAATTGGAGAACTGAAGAGTGGTAATTTCACTAGTCCGCCATTCATGGGAGGAACGGAAAGTTTAGGTAAAGATTTTGACTTATCAAACCTAAGAGATATTGGAGCTAAAATTAATAAAGGAGTCGTGAGTTTACAAGATCCTAATGCAGCACCATATACAGGAGATGATCCTATTATACGAGCAAGACTTGGATTACCACCTAAAGATGCTAATGCTTCTACTATCGACACAGATGCAGCAGAAGCGGAGGCATCTGTTAAAGTAAGTCCTGCACCAGCAGCGACTGTTACAAAATCCCCTGCAGCTACAGTTGCTCCATCGACGGACCAGGATGCTGTTAGTGCTGCATTCGGAAAAGTATTAGATGCTAGAATAGCAGTTGATCAGGAAACTCCTGGATCCAATAAATGGTATGTATTGAATGACGCATATATTAAAGCGAAAGCAGATTATGATTTGTTAAAATATGGTAGTACATAATCATGCCAGAAGCAGCAAGAGGTAGTGGAAAGGATACGGTAGATTCAGATACTGGATCTGGATATAATTGCGAATCTTCGTCAACCACATCAACCGATGCTTGTTCACCTAATGTTTTTGTGAACAACTTTGGTTCTGTGCGACAAGGTGATGCAGTGGCATCTCACCCGATGACTGGGTGTGGTTCCGAATCGCCTAAACTGTCAACGTATTCACCTAATGTATTTGTGAATGGGCTGGGGATGGGCAGACTTGGTGACGACTACGAAGGAGACGGTTCTAATGTCATCTCTAGTGGTTCGTCTAATATATTCACCAACGGCTAATTAATGCTTGTCAAAAGCATTAAAATAGTGTATAATATTCATTGCCCCAGCAGGGTAGTAGCCACGATATAAGATATAAATAATAACATGAGTACAGAAATACTATCAGACTATAACGTATCAGGACAACGTTCAGCGCTTGTCTCTAGAGGTAAGCAATATTCCGATATAGACTTATCTCTAATACCACATCCAAACAAAAGGGATATTATGCCCTTGACCGATGTTGCAGCTGTTCGAAATGCTATCAAAAACTTAGTATTAACTAATAGATTTGAGAGACCCTTTCAACCAGCTATCGGTGCTAATATCAGTCGACTTCTTTTTGAAAACGCTGGGCCGGATACTACATTCTTATTAAAAAGTTACATCAGGGATGTAATTGAAAAATATGAACCTAGAGTTGATCAGATCTATGTTCAAGTTGAAGATGATTCAGAGAATAACGCATATTATGTCACGATCACATTCAACATCATTTCTGTAGACTCAGAAGTAGACATTCAACTATACTTAGAGAGAGTTCGATAATGGCTGTCAATTTAAATGTAACCGAATTAGACTTTGATCTAATTAAAAATAACATTAAAGGTTTCCTGAAATCTCAGGGAAAATATAACGATTATGATTTTGAGGGATCTGGTATGTCTATCCTCTTGGATATCTTGGCATACAATACTCATTATAATGCAATGACTGCTCATTTTGCATTGAACGAAGCTTTCTTAGACTCAGCTCAGATCAGAGGTAATGTTGTTTCTCATGCTAAACTTCTAGGATACGTACCCCGTTCCGTTATCGCATCATCTGCCAGAATCAATATTACTGTTAATAATCCTATCGGAACTCCTCCTCCAAGCACGTTAACGTTAGAGCGTGGTACAAAACTATCTTCCGTTATTGACGGAGAAGAATTCACATTCGTTGTTCTGGAGTCTCTTACTGTTAATTATGATAATGTTAACAATAGATTCTTCTACGAGAATGTTCTCATTAAGCAAGGAAAATTCAGGACGATGACATATCGTATTGATGAGTATCTGCCTAATCAAAAATTCGAGATTCCTGATGAAGATATAGATACAACTACAATGAGAGTTAGAATCCGGGCTCACGACAATTCAACTAGTCATGATATCTATACACTCTTCACCGAACTCACAGATGTAAATTCGAACAGTAAAGTTTACTTTTTGCAAGAGAACAGTGGTGCGAGGTATGAAATTTACTTTGGAGATGGTATAATCGGATCTAAGCCAACATCCGATAACATTGTTGAAATAGAATATGTATACAGTAATGGTGAAGATTCTAATGGGGCACGTAATTTCGAAATGGTGTCTGAAGTTGGTGGAAACTCTGACATTAGTATAGAAACACTTTTTGCATCTTCAGGTGGTTCTGCACGTGAGACAATTGAATCTATTCGGTTCAACTCTCCATTGACATATATCACACAGAATCGTGCTGTCACTGCTGATGATTATAAATCTATTATCGTTAAGAACTATGGGGACATCGATGCTATTTCTGTATGGGGTGGCGAAGATTCCTTTCCCCCAGACTATGGTAAAGTATATATCTGTATCAAGCCCAGGACTGGTGAAGTATTAAGCGCTAGTGAGAAAGAATTTATTATAGAGAATATTCTGAAACGTAAGAACGTTGTTTCAATCACTCCGGTTATGGTCGATCCTCAGTACACATATATTTCTTTGGAAACGTTTTTCAAATACAATCCCAACTTAACTGATAGAACTAAAGCTGAGTTAGAGTCTTTAGTTTCAGATGTGATAAGCAATTATAATGATACAGACCTGAAGAGATTTGATGGTGTTTTTAGATATTCTAAAATTCTAAAAGCTATTGATAATTCAGATCCAGCTATCTTAAACTCCAGTATGCGAATTTATATGTTTAAGACTGTCACTCCTTCGAGCACCAGTCAAAATTATTATGAACTAGAATTCGCTTCGCCTATCTATACGAGCAGTTCAAGCGAATCTGTCGTGACTACTAATTCATTCCTAATAAACGGAATTGAACATTATTTTGCAGATGAACCAATCGCTAATTCGAACACTCGCCAACTATACATTTATAAAAATGTAGCTGGAAACCGAGTGAAGGTCGTAGCTGATGCAGGATTAGTCTATACTACCACCGGAGTCGTTGTCGTTAACAATTTCAAACCAGATACATCTAGTCCTATCAAATTCGTAGCTTTACCGAACTCTAATGATCTCGCTCCAAAAAGAAATCAACTGCTAACTATCTCCCAGAACAATTCTACCACAACTGGAGAAATTGATACAATCGCAGTATCTGGTTCTTCTGGAACTATTAGATATACCACAACAGCACGACATAAGTAATACTATATGGCATCTATAGAATCCACCGCAAGTACGAAGAGAAAGACTAAAGAGTCCGTTCGTGTAGAATCACTATTACCTCAAGACTTGAGGGAAAGCTCTGAACGTCTTACTCAATTGCTAGAAGACTATTATCGATTTATGAATCAGGGGTATCAACCTTCTTATGAATTGAATAGTGTCTCTGAAGAACGTGACATCGATACGAGCGAACATTACTTAGATCAAATTCAAAAAGAAATAGCTGTCACTATTCCTCGTGCTATTCAAGCAGATCGAGTTAAATTATATAAAAACCTAGTCAAGTATTACAACGTTCGTGGTTCTACAGAATCTATTCAGACATTTTTTAAAATTTTATTACAAGACGAAGTTGAAATATATTACCCTAAAAGTGACATGCTTATCCCATCTGATGGTAAATGGGATGCTGGTGCCGGTAGGTATTTGACTAATGATGGATTTTTATCAGATAGTAAAAAATTACAGGATTCGTTCTTTTATCAAAAATTTTCATATGTCATTCGCACAGGAAACAACGTTGAAAAGTGGCAAGACGTCTATAATAAATTGGTTCATCCAGCTGGATTTATTTTCTTTGGAGAAATCTTTTTATTATTACTAGGGTTGTTGGATAAATCAAAAATGCCTCTCTATCAGCCTGGACTGATCGCAGAAGAAGATTTACCACTATTGATACAGATGATCGCTTCTGTGAATAAAGTTAGTATTGCGTATGCGGAATTCACCGTCATACTTGCACTTACATATACCGGAGAATTTTATATTCGAAGGAAAACGCAATTTTCTGATTTATTAAAGTTCTATGACGAGACGCCTCTCCAGGACTTTAGTAATTTTACTATCCAAGAAGGTATAAATAAAACAATAGATAGAATTAATGTTCAATCGTCGGTATACCCCTACGAAGACGCTAATCTCATAGACGATTGGTTAAACGGGTTTCATCCAATAGTTTGGCCAAACGATGGACATCATACTGCATTCCTATAAAGAGGTATTTTTAAATGACAGCAATAGTAACTAGTAATTTCCGTGTGGTAAACGCTCAGAATTTCAAAGAGGATGTGAGCGATGTTGATAATAGCGTTTACGTCTGCATCGGCAAGTCTGATCATTGGTCTGATGATATAGATGATTTGACTGATGGCCCATATCCAACCCCAGAGGATAGCACCCGAGACATCGTATTAGCATATAAAGGACTCATTGCTGGTAAACGACTAAATGCTTCTGACGTGACTCATGTGGTGCCACGTTATGATTGGACTTCTGGGAATTCTTATGTAGCATGGGATGATCGCGATCCGGATATATTCAATAAACAGTTTTATGTGTTGACCGACGAAAGAAAAGTATTTAAATGCGTTCGTGCTGGGAGCGGGGCGTCAATTGTCAAACCTATATTAACTCAAGTTCCACCTGATGCAACTGGTGGAGATGGTTACGTATGGAAATACATGTATACTCTCAGCATCAGTGACGGACTAAAATTCCTCACCAACTTCTACTTCCCTATAAAGACAGTTATATGGGAAGGTGAGGATGAACCTACACTAGATGATCTTAGTGAGTCTGATCTAGTTCAATATACCAATCAGCAATCTGCAGCTGCTACTCTAAATGGTAAAATATATGACGTAAAAATTACGAACGGTGGGACTGGATATACTACTGCTACAGTTAACATTTCTGGAGACGGTACTGGATGTACTGCCACAGCGACAATTGTTGGTGGAGTAATAACTAGGATTAACATTGCAAATAATGGCCAAGACTATAGTACTGCTGTTGTAACTATTAATGGTGACGGAGTTGGTGCTACAGCATATGCCATTATGTCTCCATTGAACGGCCACGGTACAGATCCTGTTTCAGAACTCGGTGCATATTATATCGCAGTTAATGCAAGGTTAGAATATTCTGAGAACACCAATGACTTTATCGTCGATAATGATTTTAGACAAATCGCATTGATTAAAAACCCTCTAGTTCCTGGAGGAGGCTCTGTATTGAATGCGATCACATTTAATGCTTTACGGACTTTACAATTATCAGATGGCTCAGAATTTGACCCAAAGAAAGGGGACTATATTGAAGGTAGTATTTCCGGTGCTCGTGCTTTTATAGACGAATTTGATGATGTTAATATGACTATTAAATATCATCAAAATGATAAGACCGGATACGGAGAATTCATTGCTGGCGAGGATATCGTGGGTGGGCTAAGTGGTTCTGGAAGTCTTGCTACACCCACACATATCGATCCCGAATATGAACTATCGAGTGGTCAGATGATTTTCTTAGAAAATCGTGACCCGATTAATAGATCGGCATCACAAATCGAAGATGTAAAAATTATTATTGAATTCTAATTAGAGAGAGAATAGAATGTCATTCAAGTACTATAACACCCCACCATATTATGACGATTTCGATGAAACTAAGAATTACGTTCGAATTCTGTTTCGACCAGGCAATGCGGTACAGGCTCGTGAATTAACTCAGATGCAGACTGCGATCCAAGCACAGATCGCACGACATGGTTCCCATGTTTTTAAGGAAGGATCTCCCGTACTCGGCGGGAACATGACCCTAGATGCAAAAATTGACTATGTAAAGTTAGAGTCTTCATTTGTTCCTGCTAGTGGAGGATCTACACTAATTACTGATAATTACTATGAAGAATTCATCGGAACTACTATCACCGGATCAGATACAGGAGTTACCGCAATAGTAATCGACGCTCTTCCTTCTGATGTAGATGGGCCAATTACATTGTATGTCAAGTATAATAATTCTGGCGATGATAGTGAAACAAAAACATTTTCTGCTGAAGAAGAACTAGTTTCTAATGCTATTATTCAGCGTAAAGCTAAAATTAAACCAGACTTAGAAACTCCTATCGGATTTGGCTCTCGTTTCAATATCGATTCTGGTGTATTCTTCGTAAATGGAAATTTTGTATATACTTCATCAGAATCTTTAATATTATCAAGATATAGCCCGGATGTGAGTGTTCGTGTCGCATATCGAATTACTGAAAATATCGTCACTATTGCTGAAGACCCTTCTTTGGGCGATAATGCATTAGGAACATCAAATGAAGCTGCTCCTGGAGCACATCGTTATCAAATTCTATTAGACCTAATCACCCAACCGTTTTCCTTCGACGAAGTTCGTGATAATAAGATCATTCAATTAATGTTAATTAAGAATGGTACTATCAAACAGCGTGCTAGAACAGAATATTCTGAACTCGCCAACACCCTCGCTCAGCGTACATATGAAGAATCTGGTAATTATGCAATCAACCCATTTCTACTTCAGTTGCGAGAATTATATAATGACGGGACTAATAATGGACTATACTCTATAAGCCAACTCAGAGATAAATATAATCTAATTTCCGAGACGGATGAACAAGTTATCGCATATGGCCGAGAACGACTAGCTGCTGGATTAGAAAAATCAGTCGCTTATGTAAATGGATACCGTATCGAATTAGAAGACATTAAATATGTTGATATTCTAAAATCTAGAGAAACCGATAGTTTCAATAACGCTTCTATCATCTCCGACTTGGGCAATTATGTTTTTGTTGATATAGTTCAGGGGTTACCAGACATCGACACATATAGAACGATGTCTCTATTGGATTCTGGAAATAACGTTATAGGCGAAGCAAGAGCACGTTCTCTGGACTATGTCACTGGCACAACATATAAGCTGTATCTATTTGATATAGTAATGAATAGTGGAAAATTCTTCCAAGAAGTTGTTAAGTTTCAGCAAACTAATGAACTATATGCGCAGTTTATAGCGAATGTCAATAGCACTTATGGTGCGGTTTTATATGATACTAGATACAACTCATTAGTATATGCATTACCATTCAAAACCATCCAAACCTTGAATGTTCCAGAGAATGACACTTCATATATTGCGAAGCGCAGTCAGAAGGAAGTTGTCATCAGTGAATCTGGCCAGGTCACGCTCACAGCTCCATTTGGTGAAACATTCCAACCGTATAATCCAATCGATTGGATTGCTACGACTAAGGGCGCAGACGGAGACGAAAATACACCTGCTATTATAGCTGGACAGAATGTTCCTATCGTCGGTGTTTCGGTAGGAACTACTGGTGGTGGAACATTATCTACTGCTCTTGTTACATTTTCTGGCATTACTACAGAAACGACAGTTCAACTAATATACGCAGTTGAGAAAAAGGCTACACAAAGAAGTAAAGTATTATTGACCGATGTTGAAATTGCAGTCACTAATCCGAATCAGGCTCCTGGTTCATACGAACTATTGGGAACGAGTGATATATTCAGACTTGTTTCTGTAAAGGATCTAGGAGTTCCAATATCTTCAGGCGGAGAATCTGACTATCTAGATATTACCGATAGATACGAACTTGATAACGGGCAACGTGATAATTACTATGATTTAGGAAGAATTCGGCTTAAGTTCGACGCAATACCTCCCACTACAACCGGACTTTCAATTGTGATTGATCACTTCGAGCATACATCAGGAGATTATTTCTCAGTAGATTCTTACACTGATATCGATTATGCAGATATTCCATCATTCAATTCGTCAAAGGGGCTTTTCCAACTCAGAGATTGTCTAGATTTCCGACCAACGATTAATGAAGATAGAAGTGAGTTTTTATATACAGTCGACATACCTAAATCTGGTGCTATTATGAAGGCTGACATAACATATTATCTACATCGTCAAGATAAAATCTATGTAGATAAGTATGGTAATTTCAGTACAGTTCAGGGCGTATCTGGTATTAATCCAAGCTTACCACGTGATCCGCAGGATTCTATGATATTATATGAACTATTCATTGGTGCATATACTTTCAGTACGCAATCCGTCATACCTAAGATGATCGATAATAAACGATACACCATGCGTGACATCGGCAAGCTTGAAAGACGTATTAAAAACTTAGAATATTATACAACACTATCTCTCCTTGAGAAAGAAACTGCTGATTATCAACTTCCTGCTGATCATTTTAAGAATGGATTCTTGGTAGATAATTTCTATGGACATAATGTAGGAGATCCTTCTCATCCAGATTATTCTGTTTCAGTTGATAAGTCTAGGGGTATTCTACGTCCACAATTTTATGAGAACGAGGTTCGCCTAAAATTGAATACGATTTCTACTTCGAATATGGTTCAGACTGGTCCATTATTGACATTAGATTATACTACTGAAACTTATATTGAACAACCATATTCATCTTATTCAGAATTTGTCAATCCATATAATGTCTTCACTTGGACTGGTGATATGAAGCTTTCGCCAGAATCTGATAACTGGAAAGATACTGAGACTCGTCCAGATGTCGTCATTGACCAAGAAGGGGTGTATGATTCATTTAAACAACTTGCAGATGCTGCCGGTGTAACTGGTACGGTATGGAACGAATGGCAGACATCTTGGTCTGGAGTTGTTCCTGGATCAACATCCACTACTTCTAGTACATGGAATGATCCATCATTCAATTCCTTTGTGAGTGGTATGGGTCGTGCCGTTAATACTACTACAACAGTCGTTGGAACCACTCAGACAAATTCTATTAGGAATGGGGTTAGAACTGATGTAGTTCCGGATACTGTAACCACAGATTTGGGCGATCGTGTAGTGGAAGTCAACTTTGTTCCATTCATTAGATCACGTATCGTGGCATTCCATGCAACTCGTATGAAGCCAAATACTAGATTATATGCATACTTCGATGGTAAGAATATTACAGATTACGCTACACAAACTGATCAATTTTATAATTTCAGCGATTTCACTTCTGCCAATCCAGAATATACTTCATCGTATACTTTTAATGGTGAGGTCGAATGGCCGAGTGATATCACAGTCAAGACAGATTTGGTAACTGATGCAAGTGGTTCTGTTCATGGATTTTTCTTAGTTCCAAATAACAATGATATGAAGTTCCGTACAGGACAACGGGTGTTTCGTTTAACAGATAGTCCTGACAATATCACCTCTGATACTACTACTTCTTCAGAAGCTGTCTATGAAGCTTCAGGACTACTAGAATCTAAAGAAAATGTGATTCTTTCTACTCGTGTGCCTCGAATTGACAGAACTAGTGTTAGTGACAGTCGGACAACCTTTCAGCCAGGAACAACCATATCACAGTCCACTCGTAGAACTGGATGGTATGACCCATTAGCTCAAACTATTATG